GAGCTACAGGAGCCCAAGGTGCTACAGGTGCACAAGGAGCTACAGGAGCCCAAGGAGCTACAGGAGCCCAAGGTGCTACAGGTGCACAAGGAGCTACAGGAGCTCAGGGAGCAACAGGTGCTACAGGTGCCCAGGGTGCAACAGGTGCCCAAGGTGCAACAGGTGCCCAAGGTGCAACAGGCGCTCAGGGAGCAACAGGTGCCCAAGGCGCTACAGGTGCACAAGGAGCAACAGGTGCCCAAGGTGCAACGGGCGCACAAGGCGCAACAGGCGCCCAAGGCGCTACAGGTGCACAAGGAGCAACAGGTGCCCAAGGTGCAACGGGCGCACAAGGTGCAACAGGTGCTCAAGGAGCCACGGGTGCCCAAGGTGCAACAGGCGCTCAGGGAGCAACAGGTGCCCAAGGCGCTACAGGAGCACAAGGCGCAACAGGCGCCCAAGGCGCTACAGGTGCACAAGGAGCCACAGGTGCCCAAGGAGCCACTGGTGCCCAAGGTGCTACAGGTGCCCAAGGTGCTACAGGAGCACAAGGTGCTACAGGTGCCCAAGGTGCAACAGGCGCTCAGGGAGCAACAGGTGCCCAAGGTGCAACGGGCGCACAAGGTTCTACTGGCGCACAAGGTTCTACTGGCGCACAAGGTGCAACGGGAGCTCAGGGAGCCACAGGCGCACAAGGTTCTACAGGTGCACAAGGAGCTACAGGAGCCCAAGGTGCTACAGGTGCACAAGGAGCTACAGGAGCCCAAGGAGCTACAGGAGCCCAAGGTGCTACAGGTGCACAAGGAGCTACAGGAGCTCAGGGAGCAACAGGTGCTACAGGCGCTCAAGGAGCCACGGGTGCACAAGGTGCAACAGGTGCTCAGGGAGCAACAGGTGCTCAGGGAGCAACAGGTGCCCAGGGCGCAACAGGAGCCCAAGGTTCTACTGGTGCACAAGGTTCTACTGGCGCACAAGGTGCAACGGGAGCTCAGGGAGCCACAGGCGCACAAGGTTCTACAGGAGCCCAAGGTGCTACAGGTGCACAAGGTGCTACAGGTGCACAAGGAGCTACAGGAGCCCAAGGAGCTACAGGAGCACAAGGTGCAACAGGAGCCCAAGGCGCCACAGGTGCTCAAGGAGCTACAGGTGCCCAGGGCTCAACAGGAGCACAAGGAGCAACAGGTTCTACAGGTGCACAAGGAGCTACAGGAGCCCAAGGAGCTACAGGAGCTCAGGGAGCAACAGGTGCTACAGGCGCTCAAGGTGCAACAGGTGCTCAGGGAGCAACAGGTGCTCAGGGAGCAACAGGTGCTCAGGGAGCAACAGGTGCCCAAGGTTCTACTGGTGCACAAGGTGCTACAGGAGCACAAGGTGCTACAGGAGCCCAAGGTGCTACAGGTGCTACAGGAGCACAAGGTGCTACAGGAGCCCAAGGTGCTACAGGTGCTCAAGGAGCCACAGGCGCTCAAGGAGCAACAGGAGCCCAAGGAGCTACGGGTTCACAGGGCGCTACAGGTGCACAAGGAGTCCAAGGTGCCACAGGTGCCCAAGGTGCCCAGGGCGCAACAGGAGCACAAGGTGCAACAGGTGCCCAGGGCGCAACAGGAGCACAAGGTGCCACAGGTGCTCAAGGAGCAACAGGCGCTCAAGGAGCAACAGGCGCACAAGGTGCCACAGGCGCACAAGGTGCCACAGGTGCACAGGGGGCTACAGGAGCACAAGGTGCTACAGGAGCCCAAGGAGCTACAGGTGCACAAGGTGCAACAGGATCCCAAGGTGCAACAGGAGCACAAGGTGCTACAGGAGCCCAAGGTGCAACAGGAGCACAAGGTGCAACAGGAGCACAAGGTGCAACAGGAGCACAAGGTGCTACAGGAGCCCAAGGAGCTACAGGTGCACAAGGTGCAACAGGATCCCAAGGTGCAACAGGAGCACAAGGTGCTACAGGAGCCCAAGGAGCTACAGGTGCTCAAGGAGCTACAGGTGCCCAGGGCGCAACAGGCGCTCAAGGTGCAACAGGCGCTCAAGGTGCAACAGGCGCTCAAGGTGCAACAGGAGCCCAAGGTGCAACAGGTGCTCAAGGAGCCACAGGCGCTCAAGGAGCAACAGGAGCCCAAGGAGCTACGGGTTCACAGGGCGCTACAGGTGCACAAGGAGTCCAAGGTGCCACAGGTGCCCAAGGTGCAACAGGTGCTCAAGGAGCTACAGGTGCTCAAGGAGCAACAGGCGCACAAGGTGCTACAGGTGCTCAAGGTGCTACTGGAGCCATAGGAACACAGGGTGCCACTGGAGCCGTAGGAGCACAAGGTGCCACTGGAGCCGTAGGAGCACAAGGTGCAACAGGAGTTCAGGGAGCAACAGGAGTTCAGGGAGCAACAGGCGCACAAGGTTCCACAGGCGCCCAAGGTTCTACTGGCACATTCTCATTCGTCAATAATCTTATTAACACTCAAGCAATTCCTTTTTTTCCATTCAGTAATCCGGGGGGTCCCATTGTTCTGAATTACTCTATTGCTTTTTCACAACCAAATAGATATCTGGGAGGATCATCTCTTTGTGCAGAAAATAATTATAGTTATGTTTTATATGAATGTACTACTGGCGGCATTTATACTAATATTGCGACACATGACTATAGTGATGGTGTTTGTAAAAATCAAACTCCTGCAGTACCAAATCTGCTACATTGCCCGATATCATACATGTGCACTATTTTAAACTACAACGGCATCACTTCAACAACTCCATTTGAGGATGCATTCATAGAATGGTATTACTCAGAGAAAAACGCAGCGGGTGGGCATATTACAGGGAAACTTACATTTGTAGCATCGGTGGAATATTTAGTAGCCCAATTTGATCCCACTGGTGTTAGTAACTATAATGGACCAAACAACAATGGTGCGCAGGGATTACCAATGTTGAATTGTACAAATCATTCACGATAAAAAATGTAAAATTAACCCATTAAAAGTACATTTTTTTGATATAAACAAATTAATAAATGTTAATATCAATATCAAGAGCTATATTTTGATAACTTATTATGTAAAACGAAAAGAAATATTGTATTTGCATATCGGTCATTTTTAAATTAATTTTGTTAAAATTATCATAAAATAAAAAATAAAGATAATGATTTATTATCAATAAGATTAAATATATTTTAAAATAGTTTAAAACTTTACCAAATATATAATTATATAAAAAAATGGATTCAATATATAAAAAATATACAAATGGTAAAGATGTCCAAAAAATAAATCCAGAAATTGAAGAACAAATAAAAAAAGAAATGGAAAAACTGACCAGATATAAAAAGTTGTTTGATGATATACAAGTTCGCGGTCCGTCGTGCGGATTAATTGTGATTGATAATTTTTATAAAAATCCGCATGAAACTAGAAAATACGTTTTAACCCAGGAGTTTTCTGTTCGCGGAAATTATCCAGGACAAAGAACCGCGTCATATGCAACCCAGCATTTGAAAGACATTATTCAAGGATATGTCATGCCGTTTGGTGGAAAGATTACTGATTTCCCGATGCCAGATGAAACCAAGGATGATAAATCAAATGCAAGTATTTACAATGGGTCTTTTCAATACACTACTTCTCGAGACAGGTCTTGGGTTCACATTGACAGTTTTAATAACTGGGGCGGAGTTTTATACATGACTCCAAATGCGCCGCTGTCATCGGGAACGGCATTTTATAAATTCAACGATGGATCAGAGTGTCAGCGAGACAAAGATATTTTAGAGAATAGCGTGGAAACGGACACGTACAGCCAAGACATGACAAAGTGGCAACAGGTCGACAAAGTAGGAAATGTATTCAATAGGCTGATATTATTCAATTCCAAGCGATTTCACATGTCGATGGATTACTTTGGTGATTCAAAAGAAAATGGGAGACTTTTTCAAGTATTTTTCTTTTCAACCGAGAAATAAAAATGATTACTCATATATATTTAATTACTTGAAAAAACATATTAATGACATAACAATGTTATAAATTATAATTTACGATTTACGATATGAATTTTATTATTCCAAATTCTTTAAAAAAAAATATAAATGCGGTGACAACTGCGAACAAACTGGTGAATGTGGATGCGAGTGTTCCAAACATGCAGCCAAGTCCACCAAAAGTAATTGAAAAAACAACACAAAAAACAACAAATGCAACAACAGCAAACGCAACCCCAACACTGTGTTTTATTTCAATGTGTAAAAATGAAGAACATTGCATTAAACAAACGTTGGAGTCTGTGTACAAGTACATTGATTATTGGGTTGTTTGTGATACCGGTTCAACAGACAAAACGTGTGACATTGTAAAAAGTTTTTTCAAAGAAAAAAATATACCCGGCGAATTATTTATAGATGAGTGGATTGGTTTTGATAAAAATAAGACACTAATGTTTGAAAGGGCTTATAAAAAAACCGATTATGTCTTATATTTAGATGCAGACGATTTTTTGGTTGGCGATTTCAAAAAAGAATTAATATCTGGTGCTGAAAGTGACAAGTTTGATTTCAAAACAAAAAGAGGAAATTCTCAATTCACAACGAGTTACTTATACAACAATTCATTACAATGGGTCTATGCGGGTGTAGCACACAATATAATTGTGTGTTTGAATAAAAATGATATTGTGTCATCAAATATTTTTGTAAATCAAGATGGATTATACATCGATGCGAATGAAAAAAGGGGGGGGTCTAGAAAATTAGACCCGAATAAGTATTTAAACGATGCTTTAAAATTAAAGGACCAGTTTTTCGAAACGTTACATGAAGACCCATATGGATTGAATAGCAGGTCCGTTTTTTATACGGCTCAGAGTTATTATGATTCAAAAATGTTCAAGGAAGCGTACCAATGGTATAATTTATACACAAAGTTAAAAGACACTTGGCTTGAAGAGGAATTTGAGTCACAAATGAGGATGGGACATTGCATGATTCAGTTGAAATATAATGTTGACAACGTAATAAACCAATTTGAAAAGGCAATTCAAATATTTCCGGATAGAGCCGAACCATATTATGCACTGGGAAAGTTTTTGAACGTGGAGCCGCACAACGAGCTAGCATATAAGTATTTGAAAGAAGCAAAAACAAAAAATGTGGAAGAAGTATTGAAAAAATATAGATTATTTGTCGACGTATTCGTGTATGGAAAATATGTTAATGACGAACTATCGGTTGCGTGTTATTGGACAAATCGGGGGAATGAAGGTTTCAAGTTATTGAATGAAGTAATAAACGACGATGACTGTTATTTCACGGAACATAAAGAAAGGTTTGAAATGAATAAACAACACTTTATGAATAAGTATAGAATGTTACACCTGTAACATGTCATCGTGTTTAAATTATTTCATATTTTTCGCACGATAAATAACACATTTTAAAATAGTTGATTAAAACGTCCTCTCTTTCATTGTGAAGTGCGAAACATTTCATTCTACCAAATCCGCATTTGTCAAGTTCGCTGAATAAATAATCTAAAGTTCGCGTGCCATCAATTACAAAGAAATCATTTGTTGGATCCTGGTATAGTTTGGTTATTCTTTCAATATTTTGAAACAGCTGGTTCAAGCCAACGATGCAATACTGTTTCTTGTAGTCGGAGTTTATTATTAAATTACAGTACTTGTGTTGATACGTGGTTGTGTTTCGCTTCCAAATGTTACTGTGTTCATATGTATATTTTTCATCTTCGTGCGCATTTTGTTTCTTCATTACATTATTTATATCTAAAACGTCATAATATTGTTGTTTAATGTAATTTGGACCGATTCGGTTAATTTCGGCATTTCTAATGAGTGAAAAGTTATTATTTCCATCATTCATATATTGAACGTATCCCATTTTATGAATTTTTGCAATTTTTGTATTTACGGCAGTTCTCAGCAATATTTCATAATCATCACAAATTGGCAAGTATTCGCAATAGTTTCCAATTGTTAAAAGCAAATCTTTTCTCCAGATTCGCGGGTGGTTGGGACAACAAACCAAATGACTCAGCGTAATGTTATTTATATTTGGCGTGTTGTAGACATATACCCACGCATTGTTGTGTTTTTGGCAATAGTATGACCCGTATCCCTTGCAAATAATTCCATCCCCGTACCAATAATTTTTGCCGTTTTCATAAATATTGATAAAATCCATGTAAATAAATCCCACTTCTTCTTTTTCTTCAAATAATTTAGCCGAATCTTCTAATACAAATGGTAAAATTTCATCGTCGTGGTCTAGTTCCAGCACATATTTTCCTCGGCATAAACTAACAGCTTCATTTTTCACATTACCAATGTAACCATTATTTTCAAATCGTTTATATAATCGCACCCGACGGTCTTGTGACAACTGGCTAACCAAGTATTTGAAATTTTTGTCGTCGGGTGAATCATCCATGATTACCCATTCCCAATTTTGCAACGTTTGCGATTTTAAACTGTTGAATGCTCTGATTATTTTATCGAAAGAATTGAATGTTGTTGTAAAAACGGAAAATGTGGGTCTCGTTTTTTCGCGAGGTAAACTGCAAATGGTGATGAAAGTTTCGTTTACAAATTTGTTGAATTCTGTTACCCAGTTGTTTGTAAATTCGGTGAAATGAAAAATTCGATTTGAAAAATTGGAATCAAATGTAGAGACTATATCTTGAAATTTTTCCTTATTTTTTTCAAAAATAATTAGTATAGGATAAGTTTGCTTGTAAAAATTATTCAGCTGTTTTTTTGAATGAATCACATGTATTGTGAATTGCAGGTCGTTTGAACTGCGTTCGATGATGGAGTCGACATATTCATACTCGTTGTCGCGATAAAATAGAATAAAAGGATATTTCATTAGTATTATTTGTTAATTTATATTTTTAAGTAAATATAAACTATAATATTTTTTATAATAGTTGTTACATTATATTTTAGCCACATTTATGATATAATTCAGTAAAATATAATGTAACAACTAATATAGAAATATATGCATATATAATATAGACAATAAATATAGACTACGTAACGAACGTAACGAATACGCTATTCAATAATTAAATGACAAAAATAATTATTAGAAAAAAAAAAAAAAATAAAGAAAAAGAAGGGCAACAAGGACAAGAATGTAATACGGTTATAAAACCGTCCCTTTTAAAATCGAAGTTAGCAGTAAAATCATTGAAACAATTACCAGAAGTAATATCAATAAATAATTATGCGTTATTATTGTGTAATGAATATGATTACAAAGTTATTGATTTGAATTACATGTGCACTAAAATCCAGAGAGAATATGAGTATAAAAAAATGAAAACAACAGGAACAAAGGTTGAAATGAAACAAAATATATACAACTTTTATAACCAGACGTTTCATTCTATAAAAATCCAATTGAAATTTAAAAGTCACTTGCGTAGAAAAATGATAATGTTGCGAGGTCCTGCATTGAAAAATAGAGAAATGTGTATAAATGAGACAGATTTTTATACACTGGATCCGATTCGAGATATTCCAGATGCTCAATTTTACAGTTATGAAGAAATGTGCGGGGAAAAGGCGTGTTGTTACGGATTTGATATTGCATCTATATGCAACTTGATATTAAATGATAATGGAGTAGACAGTGTAGCAAATTTAAATCATCGGTTAATTTGGACGGCGTCTAGTAATCCATATAATAGAAGCACAATTCCACACAATATAACACGAGATATTTTGAAAATTATAAAACTCGACAGACTTCTCAATAATAAAGATAAAAAAAATGAAAATAAAAATAAGAATAAAAATAGTAAAAATAAAAATAACAATAACAATAACAATAACAATCACAATAGTTGGAATGAAACTGGTGGTGTAAATGGTAACATTGTGTTGGATAATAGTGATATGAACCATAATTCCGGTGGAAGCGGAAGCGGAAGCGGAAGCGGAAACATTGTTATAACCTTGCCGCAAGATACATTAACACCTCAACAAAGGCACCGTCAAAATGTTCTACAGTTGTTTCAAAATATTAATTCACTTGGACACTATTCCGACGCGGACTGGTTTTTGCATTTAACATATCAACAGCACATTACATTTTTGAGAGAATTGATAGACATTTGGAATTACAGGGCAGAATTATCGTACAATGCAAGAGAGGCCATTTATCCGCCCAACGGCAATCCTTTTCCGCAACATATAATGGGCTGGCTAACCCATCAATTTTATTCATATTTAACAATGGAAAATATTGTAAGTATCAACATGACAATAATAGAACGCATTACAGTGTCGGCAATATTAGAATCGGATAGGTGTTTAGGGGCAAATTTTGTATTGTGCGCGCTAACGCTTGTAAGCATCCCGGCTCGCGAAGCTCTACCCTGGTTATACCAGTCTGTAATGTACGCATAGTATAACATAGGTATGTGGACCGATAGTTTTTTAATATTTTCCTTTTCAAATTGGAGATTTAGTATTTTTCCCAAAAAGCATTTATTTCATAGGTTTTAGTTGGTTTTATATATTATTAAAATTATTATATATAAAACATATAAACATATAGAATAAAATATGAATACTTTTGGAAAAAATACAACAGCAACAGCAACAGCAACAACAACAACAACTGCTGTGACGACGATGACGGCAAATGCAAATATGATTTCTGCGTTTGACAAACAAATTCAAAAATGGATTGAACTAGATAATAGGTTAAAAAAAATATATAATGAAATCAAAATAACGAGAGAAATGAAAAATGATTTAGAAGCATCCATTATGGAAACCGTAAATAATAAAAAATTGTTAAACACAACTCTTTCAACAACGGACGGGCGATTGCGATTTATTGAAACAAAAACGTCAAATCCTATATCTTTAACATTTATAGAAAAATGTCTACATGAAATAATACCGAATAGTTCCCAAGTTCAGCATATTTTACGTTATATAAAAGAAAAACGAGAGATTAAAATTAATTCAGAAATTAAGCGGTATTATAATAATTAATTATTAATTAATTAAAAAGGATTAGATATAATATATTTTATATATTTAATAGGGAGGTTAGTTAAATATATAAAATATATTATTATATAATTTGAATAATTTGAATAATTTACATAATTTACATAACTTGAATATGTTTGATGCAGCAAAAGACTTTGTGTTTACAAATTCGGCGGATGGAAAGACAATTACTAGCGGCGGTTATAGAATAAGCAAAATACTCGGTGGTACAAAAAAAAAACAAAGAGGTGGTAGAAAAAAAAAAGAAGGAGATGAAGAAGAAGAAATTGAAAACTTTTATAATGAAGAGTCTGGAATTCCGATGGGTTTATTGCATTTTGGTCCGAAATTTTTTGTAGAGCAAGAGCGCGTACAGTCGCCTCGAAGAAAAGAAGATGTTGAACACAATGAACACAATGTTATCAATCTCGAACTTGTAATGCCAATGCCGTCGTCGTCACCGTCACATTATAATGTTAATAATGTTAATAACTGTGGATTAGAAGATGCTAAAGATGTGGTAGACGATGATTTATTTTGTAAATTATTAGAAAATGCATCTTTAGCCGACTGTGCTAGTTATCATTCAGAGAGAAAAATGTCTAGAAAACGAACTCTGAACAATATAAATTTAAAAAATTTAAAGGTGGACAAGGTGTACGCACGAAGAAAAACGAGAAAACATTAAATAATACAATCAATCAATTAATTTATAAGTTGGTTTATACATTTAGATTCTGGATGCTGTGTTTCTTGCTGTGTTTGTATTTGTTACTCTAATAATGCTGAATTTATAAAATTATCAATGTCAATATTGCACAACAGCGGCACATATTCATTAACTTTTACATCGTCCCAATTCCACCATTTAATTTGTAACAATTTTTCTATTTGTTCTGGTTTAAATCTATATTTTATAAATTTTGCGGGATTTCCTCCGATTAAACTATATGGTTCTGCATTCTTAACAACATGACTATTATTTGCCACCACAACACCATCGCCAAGTGTAACTCCTGACATAATTGTAGTGTTGGCTCCTAACCACACATCATTTCCTATAATTACATCTCCTTTTGTTGATGGGTGTCCAGCGCCATTGTAACTATCAAAAGTATTTTGGTGTATGTGGCCGAAAGGATATGTTGTAACCCAATCATGCCTATGATTTCCTCCTAAATATATACTTACGCCACTAGCTATCGAACAAAAATTTCCCACTACTAATTTGGCATCAGGATTTGAGTAATGTATAACAGGGGACCCGTATGTGTATTTCCCAAATGACATTATCAATATTAAGTATTTGTATATTGATAATATTTGATTATATCTTTTTATATTTTAAATAATTAATTAAATAATCGACCAAGATGAACGATTAAATGGCGACAATAGAATTTCTGGAATTCGTTTTTTCCAATATTCAATTCGGTTTTGTTTTTCAATATCCTTCATCGTTAGAGGATATACGGATGAAGTTTGCATTTTTTGTGTTTCTGCAGCTGTAATAAGCGGTTTATAACCGTAACAGTTTACACCAAATTGGACATCTTTATTGTCGATGAATCCGCCGTTTATGCCGGGTCTTCCGCAATCATGTTCGTGACCTTTGATTTTTTGCAACTTGTCCCACGTTTCTTTTTGGGTGGGAAAAAGCGCCATCTGGTTATCGGACCAGCCGTAGTTGCACCACTCTCCTCCAGTTTGATAAGATGACTCTACTTCATCGTAGTTTGCAAGTTTTGCGCCATATGCCGCACAAATCGCCTTTGCGTCATCATACGTGTATTTATTATCCGGAATATTGAAAACTTCCTTTTTAATTTTCATTTCTTGGACCGGTTCATCTTCAGGCACCTGCATTGTAATTTCTAATTTTGGCTTATCTGTAAAAAAACTCACAAATTTTGTCGTAAGATTAACGTTGAAAAAATATTGAAATCCGTTCAACAAAACCAACATGATAAATACTGACCATAACAAAACTTCAAAAAATCGCAGTCCCAGACTTTTTGTTCCAGCTGAACCTGATTCAGTTACGGAAGTTGACTCGCTTCCACCACCACCACCACCACCTAAAGCTGCAAAAAGTATTCCATATATAATAATAATAACTACGAGAGCAATGAGCATGAATATTTTAGTATCAGCCGTTATTCGATTGTCTTGCTTTCCATTTTTTGTAATAAATTCTTTTAAATATACAGTTGGGTCTGTATTTATTCCGCTTATAGAGTTGTAAGTTAAATCCATTTATTTATTTTTATTTATATTTATTAAATATTAAATAATATTAAAATATTTGTTATATTATAATATTACATTACATTAGTTTTTTTTTATATTTTTTTCTATTTTTTTCTATTTTTTTCTATTTTTTTCTATAGAATAAGCAATATGGGCTATTTCCAATAATCTCGGAACCTTTTATAGAAATTTCTTTGACTACAGAATCGTTGAAATTAAACCATCTCGAGTCTGCCGTTTTTATAGTTGAAGTGTAGTGTCCGAATTTTTCATCCCCGTGATGATTGCAAATTCCATAAAGGTCGTAGACATAACTATCCTTATTGTATCCTTCTACATATTTTGAAAAACTCACATTTTCAATCGGTATTTTTATATTCGATTGATTTTTAACAAATGAATCCGTCTCGGGATTATATTCAAATCTTTTTATATCAATCACCATAATTTCTGGCAAGCTCCAATATACCAGTCGCTTATACACATTTTGTTTTTTCCCTAAAGTTTCATTGAACCACGCATTGTCGCCTTCCATCAACTCACTTTCACAATTCAAGTCAAAACAATCCGTTAAAGAAATGTGGTCTGAGTGCAATGGTGCATCTGCAGGAATGGGTAAACTTATTACCATAAATGGTTCGGGGCGAATGCTAAGATATTCATCATTTAATTTTCCAGATTCAGCGCCTGTTAGTGTTGACACATGAATCCCATAAAACATGTTTAATATTTCAGAGTAATTTTCAGTATATCCCTTTTGCATCATTTCATAACACATTTTTGCCATTTTATCTCGTTTATTTTTTGGGTGACCGCCAATCGTCATTGTGACTTTTCTTTTTAGAGCAGTGTGAAAAATGTCAAATAAAAATGTCAAAAATTCTGGCATGTCATTTTGAGAAATGGTTGAAAACATGTTATTTTTTTTTATTTTTGATATTTTACGAATGGCGTGTATAAAACCTCCCGGAGATATTGTGCAATTTTCACTCCACATTAGCAACCTTAATTCATCCCAAGATGCCAATAATTCCGATTCAACGCATTTATTTAATTTAGACTTGTATTCACCATTTAATAACTCATTCAACTCGTACGTGTGCGAAATAATCTGCAGTAGTGCATTAATAAAACAAGTGTCTCCTAAATTTGCAAGTCCCGATATTCCTTTATTTTTATATTTTTCTAATTTACCCTCAGTCAACTTTTGTTGTTGAAGTGTCGGTTGTACTATTTTTTTAGCTACCGGGCTCATATTTTATACTTTTTAAGTCTAATAACTATCACACTGTGCCTTTAATACAGTTACCTGCATTACATTTAAAAAATGCCTTTGAATGCTATTGCTGTATAATATAGTATTAATAATAATATTAATAATAATAATAATAATAATATTAATAATAATAATAATATTAATAATAATAATAATATTAATAATAATAATAATATTAATAATAATAAAAACATTAATAATATTATTATTAATATAATAATAAAAAATACTAATAAAATGAATGGCCGCATTTTAGATTCATTAAATAATGACCCAGATTTGATTTATTACGATTTAGTAGAATCGTATATGTCATCAACGAGAGAAATATTAAATGGATTTATGACATTTGAACGCGGATTAATCAGAATCCTGAATAATCGGATTATTTTTAGACATTTAGCACCTGCAGTGGCGCCAACTCCAGTAGTGGCACCTGCACCTTCAGTGGCGCCAACTCCAGTAGTGGCACCTGTACCTGCAGTGGCGCCTGCACCTGCATCAATACCCGCAGCACCCACAGGTCCTCCAACTGCAACTTTTGTTAGATATAGGTTGCCACTACCTTCAGTTACAACAAGGGCAGCAAGAGGCATTGCAACACCCAACTTATCTGTTTCATTATCTTCATCGCCCCCTCATTCGCCTCCGCCTCCGCCACCTCTACAGTCACTGTCGCCAATTTATCCCATTAATTCAAGAATAAGTGGCTATGAGTGGTTGAATTTTATTGAAACAAACAATATAAATTCTTTAAATTCCATCAACTCTTTGAATGGAAGAGATGCAAATTTAAGCGATTTTCAACAACGAGTGCAACAGCAGCAACGAATGCAACAGCAGCAACGAATGCAACAGCAACAACGAGTGCAGCAGCAACAACGAGTGCAGCAGCAACAACAAGTGCAACAGCAGCAACAAGTGCAACAGCAACAACAAGTGCAACAGCAGCAACGAGTGCAACAACAGCAAAATGAAAGCGACATGAATCATGTAAGTTATGACACAATTCAAAATGCAACAAAGTTAATTCCTTTTTGCACAATAATTGACCCAAAAAATGAAATTTGTCCCATATCGCAAATTCAATTTGAAGAAATCGACTGCATAATGCAAATCAAATATTGTAAACATAACTTTAACCCATATAGTTTATTTCGATGGCTTGATTCAAATTCAACATGTCCAATGTGTAGGTATAATTTAAATCTTTATTCTAATAATAATAATGCAAATGCAAGGATAGACATTGTAAGTCGCGAACATCATCTAGACATTATAAATCGTGAACATTATCCTCAGCACCATTCAGATCATGAAATGTCAGAATCGGAATCTGAATCTGAATTTGATTGATTCATTACCAAGTAAGTGAATAATACTAATAAAAAAATTAGTTAATTATATATTATTATATATTTGTATATCTCCATGTCAAATACAAATATAAATATAAATTATAATTATTTTGATGATTACCAGAATAAAGAATGTGATGATGATGCAATAACTCCAAATACAACTTCTCAATTTAAAGAATTGTATACAAATACAAATTATACAAACCATAAAAATTGTGCAAATTCAGCAAATCGCGTACAACAGCAACAATTCGTAAAAGATGTTACAAAACCATTCACATATTATACAGTTGCGGAGAATGAAACATACTATAACCCTGATGAAAATGATTGCTGTGATGGGCGCAACTGTGCTCACTGTTCACATTATCGCAATGAAAATACTAAACCCAGTTTTGAAGATGATGGATGTCTAAAATTATATTTTTGTGGATTAATCGGGTGTTGTTTACTGTGCATGTTTGGATGCAGCAAACATGTCTAAAAAAAATCCTTTTTTAATAATGGAGGGGGTCATAGGAGGGTGCTCGTCGCCTCCCTACTTACTTGAAGAATTTCTTGATGCTCTGGTTTTTATTAATGGCATTGTTTGCTTGTATTAAAAACTCATCAAATAGCAGCGCTTTTACTTCTTTTTGCCGCAAATCTGTAATCTTTTTTTGCAAGGCTTCTTTATTTTCAGCTCCAATCTTATTTGTTTCAAGTTCTATTCTGTCTTTAAACGCTTCTTGACGTCGTTTAAATCCAGGAATATTTTCCAACACCAGCGCAAATAGCTGCTGCACCGGTTTCATAATTTGATTCGTAATGTAAAACGTATAGTTGGGGCGTATATTATTTTCTCGAATGTATGCAGGATGCTCGATTCTTTCACCCTGTAGCGCCTTTTTATCCGGATTGTGAATGTATATAAATGGGATTCTGTCACCGACGCTAGGCTTATTTCCAGAATCGCGCTGTCCCATTCGGTCCGCAAGCACCTTGTGCGCAATTTGCTGCGGGTTTTTATAATTAGAATTCAGCGACTTGGTAATGATGAGCTTTTCCAATGGAATTTTCTCATTCACCAGGTTTTGCAAATAGTCTTTGAGAAATGAAATGGCGCGTCCAGTGTCTTGTTCCTTCATAAGTATATCTATAATTCCACCGTACACGTCTTTTACAATTGGCGCATTGTCTCTGCGCTTCAAAACAATTCCCATACTTTTTCTTGTTCCTTTGTTTGCATTCGTCTCATAGTATATGCCGACATATCCCTTTTTGCGAAGCAGACAAAACGGCATGATTGATTTTTCGTACACCAGCGAATGCGGCGCTTTCAAAAATGACGAAGCCAGCTCCCCCACTTGCTGCGCAAGCTCAATCGTGATTTCCAGCGCTTGCTTGCCGCGAATCGGTGTTCCATCTTTGTCAGCCAAATTAAATGTAAAGAATGCACTGTCCGTATCCCCATACACGGTCTCCGCCCGCGTGTTTACGACACCATATTTGGTCTGGCATTCAGCATTCCCGTATGTTTCTTCAACCACACGCTTGGCATACAGCAGCAGCTTTCTGCCTGTTGCCGTTGTGGATGCCGCCACATCAATCTCATAAAATGAGCTCGTTTTGGCGCCGCATTGACCGTACAGCGAATTTGCCGTTACTTTATAACCCAGCTGACGTTTGTCCAAAATATTCTTCATGAAATCGTCCGTCTGCTTCGGAATGAGTTTGCGCGTGGCGCTTCGAGCTTCAAGCAGTTCCTCCAAAATCGAAGGCATGATTGCCTTTTCGCCGATAATGCCGCTTACATCATCCATCTTTGGTTGCGCAAATCGACACACCTTTTTCCCATTGACTGTCTTTATCGCCTTTCCCCTTGCATTGTGTTTCCACACGTATGTGTCATACTCCACATCGACATATTCGTATCCAGGCAAGTTGTCGTATATGAACACGCCATCACCATCCGTTTCACCCGTAGAACAAACCAGTATTCCGTCCAAATTATACTCCTTTGTCCATACTTTGCTGTCGTGTGACAAATTCTCGCTAATCATTGAAGATGGATACAATGACGAATAATCGACGCATGCAACCGGATTATCTAAATACAAATCGCACTTTGGCGGAAGCACGATTGCCCCGTCGTAACTTTCATTTCCGAATCTTCGGTCCAGCACAGGAATAAGCGTTTTCTTTTCGCTGCACTTTTTTGCAATAAAACTGGTGAGTTTAATTCCCTGTCCGCGAAACACCAGAAAACTGACTGGAACGCTGCAAATGTTTGCCATTTCAATGAAACCTGTTAAAACGTCGATTTTACGCATCAAGTGGTGCACAAGGTTGCAATCCTGAATACAGTATTTTGCAATGATTGCTCGTTCTGCCGGACCTTCATTCGTCATTCTGAAAATATCTTGCGGCGTAACGTCGTCTTTTGCTAGCCCCCAACGCACCTTCTTTTCCATATTGGGCATTTCCTTTCCCGCAATTTCAAATACTTTTTTAATAGCATCTAGCCGAATTACTTTGAATTTTTCGCCGCCCTTGTATGAGTCTGTTGAATTGCTCGTTTCTTCAAAGCTGATGTAACTTCCAACGTCTAGTCCCATGACATTACCCGTGTAAACTGCAGTGACATCTTGTCCGTCTTCTTCGTTAATCTTGTGCTCGATTTTTGTAACTGCGTCGCCTATAAAATATCCCGAAACATAATCCAGCTTATAAGACGACATGTTGTAGTCTCGTCGCAAATAATTGTACATGTCAATTTGCAACCTGCCTGGCATTTTAATGTACTGCAAGTCATGCTGCCCGCTCGCGATGACAATGGTGCTTTCCTCGATTGCAAGTTTTTGCGTCTTGGGGTCGACTTGGCCGCACACTTTGCCTTTATTTCTCGACAGTTTCAAAAACTCTGTAGCGCAGTCATTTTCTAAAGCGCGATGAAACATGAAGTTATAATCAAAACCGAAAATATTATACCCGATTATAATATCGGGGTCTTCGCGCTGAATCAATTTCGTCCATTCCAACAACATATCGCGCTCGCCACCTTCACACACCTGGATTTCCGAATTATGCACGTCGCGAAGATTGTCGCACGTGTCAATTGTTAAACAGTGATTTAAATATGGACGCTCTTCACCCGATTTCAAAAAGGTTGACCCAATGAATGTGACTTTATCACCTTCAACTTCTGGAAAAATGCTGGACAGCGCGGAATTCAAATGAGTTATTTTGACTTCTCGGCTGTGTGTGGGTGAGCACGATTGCAGAAGTTGCAATACAGTCATATCTTTATCAACTGGTGCCAACGACATCTTTGTCGTCTTGACATTCGATTTTTTCACCTCTTCCACAATATTCATTGTGACACCATTTTCAGAAGGTTCGTCTTCGCCGTCGCTATCGTCATCACTGTCACCATCGCCGTCGCCATTGCCACTTTCCTTTGCTGATGCTGCAGCCGACAATGCAAGTTTTTTTCCGATGGATTCAAACATGGCTTCAATTGTATTTGCATAATTTACACCACTTTCAACTGTTAAATTTTTAATTTTTTCTGTGATGAACTTTTCCACCATTGAATTAACTTGGCTTTTTGATAATCTTCGTTTTGAATATATTCTCTGAATGTGTCCATCAATGTATTCATTTTCACTCTTCGTGTTTAAAAATGCAACGTGAATCATTTCTCGTAACAATTCATCATTAATAATTCCACCATCGTCTTGAATGCACCGACACACATCGACAATATTTGTCGCGAGCTTTTTGTGCGTTTTGATTGCAAGCGGAAAATCTCCGTGACTGCTGCTTGCCTCAATATCAAAACTGCATATTTTGTACGGAACGCGAGTTTCTTTGGCGGGTTGCGCGTGAATGTTTTGCATGCCAACTACAAATTCGTTGGTGCAAGTTGTCGTTTTCTTTTCTTCTTCTGAAATTTTGGTAGCATTTTCTTTTGAAAATTCTACCCACCCAGATGGGCTGATTTCGTTGATGTGGAAAAACCGCAACAGCGGAGGAATGTTTGATTCATAAATTCTGAGACACGTCCCGTTGTAATTGAACCCCTCCGGATTCAAATCATACAAGTTTGTTTCTGGACAAGAAACGTACCACAAATTTTTCACCCTGTTCATAATTGCCAGATTTTTAAAATATAATACTACAAAGTTGTGCATTTTTCCGCCATCAAACCCATAAAGCTTTTTCCGCTTTACAAGCGCGCATTTTTCCTTGATAATCAAACCTTCCGCAAATCCCAGTTTTTTTATAATGTCAATGACAAATTGTTTTTTAGTGCGTTCAGTCCAATCAGAAGAAACCATCACATAGAAGAATGGATTCATGTCTTCAACAAAAAGAGCGTACGTTTCCCCCTGTTCGTTTATTCCAAACATTTGAATTATCATGTTTTTTTTGTAGTTTGAATGTTGAAATTGTTCATATTGTTGATTCTCGCTTGTTGAATCATTTGCTGCAGATTCAGTTGCATTTGCATCATATATATTGAAATCTAAAAGACGAATCGATACATTGTTGTCGGGTTCTTTTGACGGTTGTTGTTGTTGTCCTGGCTTTCGTTTAATTACAATTTTTCTCTTCTTATCGTCTGCTGCTGCTTCTCTTGCTGTTGACATTATCCAATCCAATCAAAATTATGTTACCGTTAAAGGTTTATTATTGCTTGGATATATATCTATGTCTACTTGTCTTTAACTTTTATAAAATTCAATTTTATATTAAGAAAAGTTTTCAAAATTTTAATATAAAAAATAAATTAAGTCCTTTTTACTACTCTTTTTGTCTTTTTTACTACTCTTTTTGTCTTTTTTGACCTTTTTACTACTCTCTTTGACCTTTTTATCTTTTTGGAACCACCACCGTTCATAACACGCATACCACGCTTATTGTGTCTGCGTTTATGTTTTTTTTTGTTTACATCACGTTTTACAACGGTATTTATCCATTCGGTAATGGCTTTAGCCTGATTAGGAATATTTGTTGCATCCATTTTCATAATGGCTCCATTATTGTCTTTCAGCGGTTTTCCGCTTTGGTCATCAAATGTAATGTATCGAATTGTCGGGTATCCGTCAATTTCGCCGAATAAATCCTTTGCATTTGAATATTCTTTTTCTTCGACGGATGACAGCGTTAATAAGTCTTTTAATTCTTCATCGAAATTATTCGACGGTACAATTTCATTTTTATACACCGGCATAAAGTCTTTGCAGTGACCACACCATTCGGCGTGTATAACTATAACGCACGGGCCCTTCAAGTTTTTTACATTTTTTTCAGGTTCATATTTCAATATAACCATTTTTTATAAAAATATTATATATATATTATAATTATAATTAATATATATAAATGATATATTTTATTCTTTACTTATAATAATAAACAAATAAACAAAAATAAATATTTATTTATTATAACCATGCAAATTCCTCACATTTCAAACCAACTCGCATTTTCAATTGTCGTTTTTCTTCTCGGACTGTATTTTGTTCTCAACTACTCGTCGTTACACGCAGCCGAAGGATTCGCTATAACCGAACAACATCGGTGTCCTAACCTTTTAATCCAAAAAGGAACTGAAATTTTCTTGTATAATTCAAAAGTAGCTAAAGTTCCAGGAGTAAATCCGATAAGATTTAATAATTTAGAAGATTATGTCGAATTTATGGATTGGCAAAAAAGTCAGGGCATTATCTGCCCGGTTTTATATTTGCAACACATGAATGATGCGCAAGGAAAAAACGTTTATAAAATCAGGCCATCCCCCGTTGATTTACAGGGCGGACTGCCGCCCATGGTTGACACAACAGCAGGCATTCAGATGCCCACCGTGACCAAACTTATGGATTCAAATCGAAATGACCCACCGTATAATTCAAATACTTATCCGGGATTTGACGCATCTGGATTTAATATGGGCGATTTTACGCCGCTGGATGCGCTTAATTTCATACAGCAAGATTCCGGTTTAAGCCCGAATCCAATGGATTCAAATTGGGGAGGTCCAAAATTTACGCAGCATTTAGTTGATGCCGGATATTATGAAGGCGACGAGGTTAGTTTATACGTCCCCTAGTAAATAATTTCGAATATTTTCTATGCATTGCGAACTAATTTTTCGCTTTTTACCATTTGTCTCCATGTAAATATTATTCAAACAATGCGCATCATTTTCGAGCGACTTTATTAAACCATTTATAGTTTTAAACTCCTTCATAATTACTATCGCCGTTTTAGAACTTATTCCTGGAATGGTGCAAAGCATTATCTCTCCAATGTTACCTGGAGTAATATTGCCATTTTTTTCTTTTTTTATCTTGAACACGTCGCAATAATGCGACTCGCGTACATCTTGGGATTGGAGCTGATTTTTCTCGTGATCTGGTTCTGGTTCTTGTGATTCTTGTTTTTCCATATTTGCACTACTGTAATACGGCTTTTTCGCACCCTTTTCTCGCTGAAGTTTGTCTGCCCAATTCAATATCAACTCACACGTCTCTGTCATATTCATGGTTCTTATTACCGAAAACCCCTTGTAATAAAGCATTGAACACATTGAAGATAATAGTGTTTTTTTATTCACCCTGTTCTTGCAGCCATATTTCGCATTTTCTTTCCACTTTGATAAATCGCCCTCAATAATATAAACAATGTTATGGTTCGGAACGGACTCGTAGCCACCTAAACGAAATGACTGTTCCGCATACCTGCCGTCTTTTATGCTCGACGCCAAATCATTCAAACTTTTTCGTTCAAATAAAAGCAATTCATTTCCACCAACAACATCATCATGACTTATAACAATATCGCCCAATTTTAAATTTTCTACGTTTATTTTTATTTTTATTTGTTCTAATCCCTTTTCCTTTTTTTTACCTTTAACTTCTTCCGTTTCTGGTTCCGATTCTGTTTCAAGCAATTTAAGCTGAATCATTTCAATCAGATCTTTTTCTCGGTAATCAATGGTAATAAGCATGATTATACTATGTGTATGTGTGTGATAATGATAACGCGTGTAATAATTATCATTATCTCTCTAAATATGTATTCAAAATGTTATTCGATTTATCCGAGATTTGCGCCGTATGCGAGCTTGCCAGCATTGATGTATGGCGTCCAGTTGAACAAGTAGTTTGCATTCAATGCAGGAACAGCTATCATATGCCTTCGTGAAGAAGGAATCATAAACCCAGTGCCTGATGGCTGTGCCCCCCCCTTTTTCATTCCTCCGCCATTTTTAATATTCGTATAAAAACCATCCGTTTTGCCGGTTGCGCTAAATATCGCCCTTCGTGCCATTGCTGACCTCCCGTTTTGACTTCTTGGTGTATTGCGTGCCATTATAATATGATAATATGATTATAATATATACGAACATTATATTATATTTTAATTTTATTTGTTTTATATTTTTTTACATTTTACTAAAACAAATAAAACAAATAAACTATTAAAAATAATAAATAATATTAATATTAATTTTAATTATTTATTAATATTTTTATAAATTGCACATTTAAGTATTTAAAGAAAATAATAATGTTATCTATATAACAATAATTATATGAGTCAAAATTCTGGAAGAAATCAGCCGCCTCCCTCAGAGAGCAGTGGCGGCGGTTCAAGCGCAACATCAGCAGTAACAGCAGCATCGGGAACTAGCAGTTCATCGTCGGGTTCATCAGGTTCATCTTTTCGCATGCCATCACACTTGTGTATGCAACATGCTGCAAAATTGGGCATCGTTGAAGACCGTCCCATTATGCTCGATTACTGGACGCTTTCGCTTGAAAAGAAGGTCATTATTGGAGTCAAAGAAAATGGTGAAAAACTTCTCGTTAAAAGCGAGGATGAATATACAAGTCCCGTTTCAAAAATATTTAAAATTGAATCCGAGTACATTATTCTCACCGAAAATTCAATCTACATTGTTTCTTCCGACATTCAATCCAATCGCATCAACTAAATTATTATTAAGCAATTAAGTATTAAATAACTACAAATACAAATAAATAATGTAAAGTTTAATTTTGAAATGAATGAATAAGTTTTATTTTATTCATTCATTTATTTTTCATTAGATTTCATTCGAATTTATTTATAGTGTTTTTTTTTGGATTTTGCCATATACTTTATTATGTTTGTTCTTTTAGTTTTTTTTTTACCACCTCCACCTCCAGGTATTATTGGCGGAATAAAAGAGGCTTTAATTGCCCGTAAATTTGTCATATATGCAACAAGTTGTAACATACGCTGAATATTTGGGTCTGACATATTCGAAGGTAGAACTTGTGCTGCCGCTAATGCCACTTCTCTTTGAATTACTCTATACTTATTTGTAAAATTTATGACTGTTGTCAAATCGCCGCCTGGTGGAAGAATATAATATGAACCAAGTGGAAAATTTGATTCCAGAGTTTGTGTTACTGTATTATAATACATAATTATTCCATCGGCTCTCTCTACCAAATTATAACCAGATGGAAAAACATATTTTGACGAATCGTAAGGAAACCACGTTCCTGGATAAAGTTTTATCCAAAACTCCATAGAATTTTTATCATCGTAAAATTTGAACACATATTTTGCCTCTTCGGTTCCATGAACTTTGAATAACATTTCTCCTAATAAAAAATTAGGAAATGAGTATTTTGTCTTTAGTTCTTTAACATCCGTACCACCCGTAAGCTTTCTTTTATTACTTATAGCCACTTGTGTTAAGTTATTGTAATCATAACTCCCGGCGTATACATATGGTGATGCGCCAGTTACTAAGACGCCATTTACATCAAACTTATTAAGACTACCAGAAGGACCTAATACAACGTTACCAATATTATCTCCAGCATTAGCAGTAAATAAAATTACTGGCATTGCATATTTATCATATACAGTGTTGTCGAGTGCTTCAGCGTCTATAATATATTCTAAAGCATCATTTATCTGAAATTGTGAGCCTGTAAAAAAATATTGAATAAACTGAGGAATCGTTTGGGTTTGCGGAGCTTGAGGATTGCCGGCAGCATTTAGAGTCACTACCCGCGTATGACCATTATGATTAACAGCTATTGGATCATACGTACAAAAAATTCTAAAGTAAGCACTAATACTTAATTTATCTTGTTTGAAATCATCTGGTATTCCCTCTATGACGCCCTTCGGCAACGGTTCTCCAGTTCTTATCCTTTCTTGATTGGCAGATATTTCAATGTTTTTTAAGAGATTATTATTAAAATATTTTAAAAATTTTGATAATCGCAAACATACCTCGGGTGTATAAATGGCTACGTTAGCGGGTGCGTTAAATTCTATATCTGCAAGTGTTCTTTGCATAACATCATTTGAAGCTGATGCATTAATCAGCTGCTCCAAAAATTCCAAGTTTACAGCAGCCATAACTATATTTTATATTTTATACTTATATATTATATATATTATATATATAATATATAAGTATAAAAAATAAAATATAAAAAAGTATAAATATAAAATATAAAAGTAATTATATTATTTTATTTCAACTTAATTAATTAATTCGAGTAAAGTAAATATTTTCCAACGAGAGTATTTGATTCTAAAACTTGTTCCGGTGAAAGTCGAATAAACCATCCAAAAGCAACACGTTTTAATAATTCGCGTTCTGGAATGTATAATCCGACGGCATTTTTATCTAAATCAATATCTTGGTCGCCCATTAAATCGTCGATAAGAATGGCGTTTCCGCTTTGGGATTGAATTCCAAATAGAGTGGAAGTAATTGCGCTCATATTTCCGGAAATGATTTCAGAATAGCACCATCGTCCGCATTCACCTAAAAAGTCCATTTCGTTGGTATAATCTTTGGAAATCAAAATTTCTAAATACGAAACGTATTTCTGCATAACCGGACTGTTTCGACTACATCCCATAATTTCCGTGTTGGGAAAAAACTCTGCAACGGTGGAAACGGAAGATGTTGCCAGCATTTCACCCACAAATGCGCTAGCCGGAAGCAGAGCCGTATTATAAATAGAAAATAAATTCTGAAAACAAATAAAAGATGGAGGAATCCGCATTCCGCCGTACATTTCAAGCACTTTTGCAAATGCAAGTTCTCTTAAATGGGGACGAAGAGGGTTGGGTAAATTCTGCGCGCTCAGCGTCCAATTCGGCAGCAGTTTATTGAACGATGAATCGTCGATTAAACAAATGTGGAACGATTCGCTGCATTTTTGTATAATGCTTCGAATAGTTAAATACAAGTAAGATTGGTTGAGTTCGGTCGTGTTCCTGGAACCATAATTCAGCCACTTGCGCGAATTCACATCATATTCAATGTGTATCCATAAAATTGGTTTTGCATTCTTCTTATTGAAAATGGTATCATAATCCTGGTCGTGCAGCAAGTATTTCCGAATGAGGTCATGTTCGTCTAAAATTTCCCCGTTTCTAGCCGTTTGTTTGTATTGCGTGCACATGAATGCGATAAACAATATCATAATGTAAAAAAGAATATTTTTTGTGAAATAATTATAATTGGAACTTGCAGAAGATAAAATGGACATGATTTAATTTAATTTAAATATTTTTAAATATTGATATTATATATTATATTATATATATACAATTATTTATTATATATAATATTTGTCTATATTTGTATAAATATTTGTATAAATATTTGTATAAATATTTGTATAAATATTTGTATTTATAACCTGAATAAATGAAATATGAATTTATAAATTGGGGTTGGGGTATCCGCCAGTCAAGTATTGTTCTTGGGAAAGAGACGGCGCCATCATCCGACTTTGCAATTCATAACGCGACAAGTACAAATTTTTCAAATCGCTAGATTCGTATCCAAACGGCTGGCTTTGGTCCCACGGGGATGAAAAAAGAAATGGCGTTATACTGCCATTGTTTCCATTTCCATTATTATCGTTGCTTATCAGATTCAGGTTGAAACCGCAAGCGTCGCATGCGCCAACAAGGTTGGCTTGCATGACTTCTGTGGCATTGTGAGTTAAATATTGTCGATACTGCGAGTTGCTGGTAATGTTATTTTTTTCCCGGATAATTTCATTTACGACGGCTCCAGGTTGCCATGTTGCATAATTTCGCCCATCCGTCATAATAGGAGGAAAGTTGAAATGAATATTGTTAGACCCAGAATAGCAAGTTCCCCAGCTCATTTTATTTTAAAAAATATTGGTGGTAATAATGATATAATATATAGTATAGTATATTGGTATATAATATTATTAAATAATTATTTAATTATTGAATAATTATTTAATTGTTGCATAATTATTGAATAACTCTAAATTTAAATAATTAAATTATTTAATTATCGAGTGCTTTAAGAATTTCTTTTTTCGACATTTTATTAATAGCAGGCTGTTCTAAATGGGCGAGTTTCGTTTTTGCTAAATCTCTCAACATGTTGACTGGCATATTTTTAAGAGGAAGCGTGCCGTCTAATGAAATGGTATTTTTTCCATTTTCATGTTTTTTTACTCCCTTATTTATTTTTTCATATTTTTTCTTTTTATCATTGTCATCATCATTTACGTCATTTTCAAAATTGTTTTTTGTTTTATTGGCTCTGGATGTGGATGTGGAATCGCTGGGTCCGTCGGCGTCGCCGTCACTTTCGCTGTCGCTCTCGCTGTCGCTCTCGCTGTCATCACTACCATTATCGCTTTCGCTGTCGCTATCATTTCTGAGACAATATTCAACGACGCCGTCATCATTTCCGCCATTAAAACAGTGTTTAAGTTCAATTACTTTAATTTCTGTGTTGCCACTACAACCGTTGCCACCGTTTTCAAAAAAAGCAGAAGGCACTGTTGAAGTTAGAGCCGATAAATCAATTAATTTTGAATGATGAGCATTCACGTCGGAATCATCAGAATCATCAGAATCATCAGAATCATCGGAATCATCAGAATCATCAGAATCATCGGAATCATCGGAATCATCGGAATCATCGGAATCATCGGAAACTTCAATTAACTCTTGTCGAAGTTGTAGTTGGTCTTTTTCCCCAGTTGCTCCACTGCCATCGCCGCCGCCATTGACACTTGCAGCCATAACCATTGATTGCTGTTGCTGTTGTTGTTGCTGTTGTTGCAGTTGATTTTGCGATTGTCTTAGAACCTGTTGAAGCAATTGTGCTTGTTCCATCACAGATTGCTCGAGCATATTGATGCGAGTTCGAAGGTAATAAAATATGATTCCGCTCAATAGCATACAAATTGCTAAACTTGCCATGGTAAATAAATCTGAAATATTGCTCAACATGATTTTATTTTTATTTAATGTATTAAACAATCTATATAAATAAAAACAAAATAATAAACGAAATGAATAATAATGAAATAGTAAAATAGTAAATATATTTAAATATACACAACTTTACTACTACAACTTTACTCGGAATTGATTATTACTCTTGTTGAATTTATAATTTCGGCTGGATAGTCAAGATCTTCAAGAACTTTAATTCCACCTTTTATTGACGATATTCCTTTATCTAATTTGTACAAGTATTTTATTTGACCACTTTCACACAATTCAATTTTCATGTGCATATTTTGAACATTTTCGGCTTGCAGTAGTTCGCACAGTTTCGTGTAGTGCGTCGTTAGCAACAAGTCGAGGTTCTCATATTTATTCAAGTATTTAATAAAACCGAATGCGCTTGCGACGGCTTCATATGGATTTGTTCCAGAGTACAATTCATCAAATATACAAAAGTGTCGTTTTGTTTTATTTTCAAGAAGACATGTTAATATCTCTCTGCATCTGCGAGATTCAGCTTGAAACAGGCTGTCTCGCCCGGACGTGTCGGGAATATTCAAATAACTGTGAACGTAATGGTACGGCAACAATTTTGCTTTTTTATAAAATCCGTAACCAAGTTGCTGAGAGAGAATTACATTGAGAAGCGTTGATTTAATGAGCGTGGTTTTTCCGGCGGCATTCGGTCCGGTAATGGTTGTTTTTTTATGCAATAAAATTTTATTTTTAACGGGGTTTTGGTTCATGAGTGGTGCATAATAAGATGATTCAAGGTATGTTTTTGTTGCCGCCGATTTTACAAATGTGCATGGTGCAATTTTTTTGGTCAAAACAAGGCTTTTTAATCCGGACAAGTGTTCAAAATAAGAATTAAATCCGAAACTGTAGCTAATTGCATTTTTCACACTTTCATTTGCAAAAATTTGATAGTAGTATTTCATGATGGTTCCAATATTTGAAATGTTTGCAAGTGTCAATTTGAACGGCATTACGGTTTTGATATCAGAGTGAAGCGCGGATAAAACTTGTGCGTGCACAGCGCTCTCTTCGCGGAACTGTTTATAAGAAGACAAATTTTCTGTGATGGAATGAATGTATGTAATGTTGCGAATGCTATGTTCAATGTAGCTTGAAAATTTGTGTATATTATTGTGAATTAAAAACATGTTTTTGTAAAATCGATGACATGAAACAACATTTTGGTATATTTGGAGAAAATAGAATGCAATGGATACAAACATGTAAATTCGTTTATCCCATGGAATAGAACTAAAATTTTCAAATACTTTTCCAATTGGATGGTATTGCGCGATTCGTTTGAGTGAGGATACATAGGAAGAAAATGATACGGGCATTTGTTGTATTTTAAGCAAAAAGAAGGGTATAATGAGAATGATGAGGGGAGTAAGCAGGGAAATAACAGGTGATGCTAAATTTTGCAAAGAAAGTATTTGAAGAAAAAATGAGGATGAATTCAGCGGTTCTAATAGCCCAATGTCAATGTATCCGAATTTATCTTTAAAGTTTTTATCATTTTGTATTGAGTTCCAAATAGCGTGAATGTCTGAATATTGCTCGATATTATTGCTTGTTGGATCTTCTGATTCCGATTCATTATTTGGCGGCGGCGGTGGAGAGAAATGTTTAATAAGCTTTTGTGTTTGTTTTAAAAATGTGACATCAGATGTATAATAAGTCGCCCAATTCGATAAAAATTGTTTTCCGTATATTGTTTTTGGATTAAAAACGTGTTCATACATGGTTTTAGTTTTAGTTTCAGGTTCTTTGAGTGCTTCTACTACTTCTGCATTGGGCGAATTTGTGGGTGAATCAGAAGAATTATTATTATTACTACTACTACATTCGATTAGCTCTAAATCTGTAAGAATGTGTTCATCCAATTTATGCAACTTGTTTACTTCAACAAACGTAATGGGTAATTTGAATAGGGTTGTTGGAGTTACAATGTTGACACTTTTTTTTTCGCCATTATTTTTCTTTGGTTCTTCATTGTTGTTGTTCATTATTATTATTATTATTATGAAAAATAGAATAATAATAATAAATTGATACGAATTATAAAATTTATAAACTATAAACCATCATCGAAAATAACAATCGCACGCATGAACACATCCACATCCATCATCGCAATATATTAAGAAAAACAATGTTGACATTTTACAAGAGCTGTCGGTTTTGGTAGAACTGTAACTGTTGAACCAGATACATATGGAGATTTAAAATCAACAGGAGGAGCATCCACCCGTATTTCTGTTGCCATTGTAAGTTACTGTGTATTTTACTACAGTCCATATTGCATAAAGTATCAAATTACCATTAACTATATATTTTTTACCGGGAGTATATTTTATTCCTAAACCGGTTGCAAGAGTATTCCAACCAGAAAAGGTATAATTTTTTCTTACAAGATCTGCCGGTTTTGGTAGAACTGTAACTGTTGAACCAGATACATATGGAGATTTAATATCAACAGGAGCATTTCCACCCGTATTTCCGTTGCCATTGTAAGTTACTGTGTATTTTACTACAGTCCATATTGCATAAAGTATCAAATTACCATTAACTATATATTTTTTACCGGGAGTATATTTTATTCCTAAACCGGTTGCAAGAGTATTCCAACTATTAAAAACAAAACCTGATTTTACAAGAGCTGCCGGTTTTGGTAGAACTGTAACTGTTGAACCAGATACATATGAATTAGAATCAACAGGAACACTTCCACCCGTATTTCCGTTGCCATTGTAAGTTACCTTGTAAGTTACTACAGAAGTCCATTTCGCATAAAGCGTTACATGATTGTCACTAATTGTAAATGTGTTACCTGGAGAAGTAACACTATAAGTTATTCCTGAACCATCTGCAAGAGTATTCCAACCACTAAAAACAAAACCCGTTTTTACAAGAATTCCAGAGTTTTCTTTGACTGTAACTGTTGAACCAGATACATATGAATTAGAATCAACAGGAACACTTCCACCCGTATTTCCGTTGCCACTGTAAGTTACTGTTATTACTATAGGAATCCATTTCGCATAAAGTATTACATGATTGTCACGAATTGTAAATGTGTTACCTGGAGAAGTAACACTATAAGTTATTCCTGAACCATCTGCAAGAGTATTCCAACCTCTAAAAACAAAACCCGTTTTTACAAGTATTCCGGTGTTTGCTAGAACTGTAACTGTTGAACCAACGACATATCCTGACATATATGATATATCATCAAGAGGAACAGTTCCACCCGTATTTCCGTTGCCATCGTAAGTTACTGTGTAAGTTCTTTGAATCCAAGTTGCATAAAGTATTAAATCTTCAGTAATTTGATATCCTTCACCGGAAATATAAGTTATTCCTGAACCATCTGGAGCAGTATTCCAATCATCATAATCAAAACCATTTTTCACAAGATCTCCCGTATTTTCTAGAACTGTAAATGTTGCACCAGAGACATATGGAGATAAAGCATCAACGGGAGCATCTCCACTATCATGTCCGTTGCCATCGTATATCACCGTGTTCATGTTCATCCATACTGCATAAAGTACTGTATTGGCACTAACTGGAAATGTGCCACCGACAGTATAACTTGTTCCTAAGCCATTTGCAGCAGTATTCCAATCAGAAAAAATATAATTTGTTTTTACAAGTATTCCGGTGTTTGCTTTAACTGTAACTGTTGCACCAGATGCATATGGAGATAAAGCATCAACAGGGACAGTCCCACTTGTATTTCCATTTCCATCGTATATCACCGTGTTCTTCCATACTGCATAAAGTACTGTATTGGCACTAACTGAAAATGTGCCGCCGACAGTATAACTTGTTCCTAAGCCATTTGCAGCAGTATTCCAATCAGAAAAAATATAATTTGTTTTTACAAGTATTCCGGTGTTTGCTTTAACTGTAACTTGTGCACCAGAGACATATGGAGATAAAGCATCAACAGGGACAGTCCCACTTGTATTTCCATTTCCATCGTATATCACCGTGTTCTTCCATACTGCATAAAGTACTGTGTTGGCACTAACTGGAAATGTGCCACCGACAGTATAACTTGTTCCTAAGCCATTTGCAAGAGTATTCCAACCACCAAAAATATAATTTGTTTTTACAAGTATTCCGGTGTTTGCTTTAACTGTAACTG